AGTTGGTGAGGAATCGTGACGTGGCTGACGAGATAGCAAGACTAAAGTCCCTGCAACGAAAAGTATTGTTTGTCGAGGGTGTCGATGTGTTGGATCATTACATGCGTATTGCGTTTTCTGACATCACTGACTTCATGGAGTTCGGCACAGACAAGGTTGTTGTCGAGGAGGGAGTTGACGAGGATGGATTCCCGCGTCCCGCTTCGGAGTACCACGAAACATACGTGCATCTTAAAAACGATGCTGAGATTGATGGCTCACTCATACAGGAGATTCGTAAAACGAAAGACGGCGTGTCGGTGAAGCTGCATGACAAAATGAAAGCGATGGAGTTTCTCACGAAACATTTGGATTTGTTGGGCGAGAAAACGAAACGTGATCTTGAAGCGGAACGCCTGAAGGTTGAAAATGCGGCACGTGCTGAACGTGTGAAGCGGACGAAAGCCGAACGTCAATTGGAACAGGAGCGCGAGCAATTGGATATTGAACTGAAGCGTATTAATTTGGAGCATCAAAGATTACTACTGCGTAAGCAACAGCTGGATGGCGGCGATAGTGTGGAAGAAAATCTATTGTCAGGCATGAGCGAGGAAGAATTACGCAAGATTGCAGGGTTGTCATGACGACGCGTGATGTGCGCCAGGCGCTGGTGATGCAGGCAAAGTTGGAATTGGCGCGCCGTAACTTTTTTGATTATGCTGCACTGACAGCGCCAGACTTTTACAAACGTGAGCGCGAGTTCTTGGTGACGATGGCTAATGAGCTGCAACAATTCTTTGAGCACGACAATGAGCACGACGTGCTGGTAATGAATGTGCCGCCACGTCATGGTAAGTCCAGAACGTCCAGTAAGTTTGTCGAGTGGCTGTTCGGCAGTAACCCGCAATTAAAAATCATGACCGCTTCGTACAATGAAATCCTATCCAAAACATTCTCAAAGAATATCCGCAACACAATTTCAGAACAGAAGGTTGAACGCGACATCGTGGTGTACAGTGACATTTTCAAGAATGTGCGTATCAAACGTGGCGACGGCGCGATGAATCTGTGGTCACTTGAAGGGCAATATGCTAACTACTTAGCGACATCGCCAGGAGGGACAGCGACTGGTTTCGGTGCGAATTGTTTCCCAGCAGGCACGTTAGTGCATACAGATTGCGGACTAATGCCGATAGAGAAAATAAAAGTAGGTGAACACCGAGCCTTGTCGTGGTGCGGTGGCGATGGGTTGAGGTACAACAACGTAGCCGCTTCGCGTGTGAAAATGGCTGGCGCCATCGTTCGAGTAGAGTTTTCGAGTGGTGCTGCCATCGAGTGTACGCCTGACCATAAGGTTTATATTGTCGGTAAAGGGTATGTTGAAGCGGCTGACGTGAGCATAGGTGACGAAGTGAAAGAGGTTGTTGCAAATGTATCTGAAAGTATGCTGCACTCACTGTCAAGCGCTACTGTAACCCATATAGAAAAGCGTAGTGAATGTGTTGAGGTATACGATATTCAAGTTGACAATGACCACAACTTCTTTGCCAACGGCATACTGGTTCACAATTGCGTAATTATCGACGACCTAATCAAAAATGCGCTCGAAGCAAACAACGCACGTGTGCTCGAAGAACACTGGGAGTGGTTCACAAATACCATGCTGTCGCGTTTGGAAGCGGACGGGAAAATTATTATTATTATGACGAGGTGGAATAGTAATGATTTGGCGGGCAGGGCGTTGAAGATGCTACCTGAAGCGGGGTACAAGGTGAAGCACATCAATATGAAGGCTGTACAGGACGATGGCAGCATGTTGTGTGATGACATTTTATCGCGCAGGGAGTACGATAAAAAAGTGAGTGTGATGGGCGAGGACATCGCCAGTGCTAACTACCAGCAAGAGCCGATTGACCTTAAAGGTAAGTTGTACAACACGTTGCTCGTTTACGACGAGTTGCCTAGTGCATATGACCGTATTGTCAGCTACTGTGATACTGCAGACGACGGTAAGGACTACCTATCTCATATCGTTGCATTGTCAACGCCTACACACGACTACGTAGTCGATGTAGTCTACACGCAAGCACCGATGGAGGAGACCGAAAAAGAGGTAGCCGCTTCTATTGCTTATTACGGTGCAGACATTGAGCCTATGTTCGAAAGTAACAATGGCGGTAAAATGTATGCCCGCTCTGTCGAACGCATACTGCAAGAGGAGTACGGGCTGGACATCTATGTGAATTGGTTCCATCAAACACAAAACAAACAAGCCCGCATACTAACGCATGCACCAGAGGTTATGCGTCGTGTGGTATTCCCTAGCGACTGGGAAGAACGATGGCCAGAGTTTTACAAGGACGTAACAACATATCAGCGTACGGGTAAAAACGCACATGATGATGCACCAGATTCATTGACGGGCCTTGTGGAATACACTACCGAAAAAGGTGGGGAGATTACTTCTGGTGCATCACCTTACGGTAAACGAAGATTTTAGGAGGGTTTAAATGACGAGAGTACCTATTAAAAATAGCGCAGACAGCGCGAGTAATATTACGAAAAATGTATTACCTAACGAAAATACGGTTGACGTATTGTCTGGTATGCTCGCCAATCGTGGTACGGTTAACCGCTTCCATGACAAACGAATCACAGCGATTGATTGTTCAGCGGAAGTTAAGGAGTTACGGAAGCTTCGTGACGGGCGCGTGAGCGAAATGAAATTGCCTGTGCAGGAAGTATTGCGCCGCGTGATTGAGAAGTATCAGAAGCGGCTGGCGCAGGTTAAACAACTGTATGACCGCTACGCGATGAATGACATTCCTATCCTGCACGATAGACAAGTGTGTGATCCGAACGATATTGACAACCGCGTTGCCAATGATTTCGTCGGTGAAATTGTTGAAGGTAAAGCAGGATATTTCGCAGGTAAGCCGATGCGCTGGGTATTCCCTGACGAAGCGGCAGCGGTTGACGAACGCTTTGCAAACTTCCGTCGCCGCAATCACCTTGACGATTTGTTTTATGAGGTTACAAAAAAGTGTGGCATCGGTGGCTACGGGGCGCTGCTCATGTACCCGCGAGAGTTGGAGCGATATAACGATAGCGGCATGCCAGAAACTTATGTGGACCTGGCAGTCAAAGAAATTAACCCTTGGGAAGTAATTTTCTTGGGTGGTGACGGCTACGATTCAGCAGAGTTCGGTTTACGTTATTACACGTACCACGATATTACCGACAAGGAAATCCATCGCGTTGAGTTATACATGGCGCGACAAGAGCATATCTTTGAGGGTACAGCACTCAATGAATTAGCTTATGTGACAGACGAGGGTGATATTATTAACGACACCGAAGTGTCGGAGGAAGTTACGCCACTCCGGAGCGGCATTCGTGTCACGATGTTTTCGAAATGCCCACTCATTGGTTACGAAAATAACGCAGAGTTACTTGGCGACATCGAACGTGTGCTCACGTTGATTGACGACTATGACCGCGTGATGTCTGATACGTCAAGTGAGTTAGAAGCTAACCGCGGAGCGATACTTTTATTCTTAGGTGTGGACCCACCAAAGAAAGGTAACGAGTGGGATTTCAAAAGTTCGATGGCAGCATACCTGCCTAACCGCAACAAGGACATCAAGCAAGATGCTAAGTTCATCACGAAGGATATCCCTAGTGCGGCTAAAGAATCTCACTTGGAACGTACAGAGGATAACATTTACCGCTTCGCTAAACAGCCGAACATGTCCGAAAAGAAAACGGGTATTGCTGTGTCAGGCGAAGCGTTGAAGCAACGTATGGCACCGCTCGAAAATAAAGCCGCTTCATTCGAACGAAAATTTTCATCAGCTAATATCCGGTTGTTAGAGTGCGTGCGTGATTTTTATTACTTCGATAGCAAAATGCATTTTGATCCATACGAAGTTGAACAGAAATTTGTCCGCAACTTACCTGTCGATACGAAGTACGAAGCGGAAACACTTATCGAATTGCTGAATGTATTGCCAGCAGAGAAGGCGTATGCTGCTACATCGTTGAGTGATTCTCCCAAAGAGGATGCCGAGTGGTACGAAGGCGAAGGAGAAAAGCGAACGTCTGACATGATGACGGACATTTACGGAGGGGATGACGGTGGAGAAGTTACTGAAGAAGATTTCGCAGGAAGTCGAGAAGGTGAAAGGGCAACGCAGGAAATTACTGAATGACCTGATTGCCTTCGCTACCGCTTCGATGATTGTCATCGCTACCCAAAGTAAAACTGAACGGGCGTTTGCGCAGTCCATGCGTAAGTTAGAAGCGAATGTGCTACGTAAGTATAAAGCCATTACCAAAGGTAATCAGACAGCATTGCTCGCGGCGCTACTGACGATATACAGCATTGCTTTTCTGGGACAGGTAGCATTACTGGTGTCCGCTTCACAAGCTAAAGCGATTGTTGCAGGCGCTGACAAGTTGGCACTGGACAACCAAAAGTTTATGAAGCGGCAATATATAGACGCGGCGTACCGAAATAATATAAAGGCTTTCGTCAATGCATGGAAAAAGTTTCGTGACGTGGCAACGCGGGCCCAACGTAAAGATGAAAAGTTGCGATTCGATATGCTGAAACGTGCAGCTAAAGAGTTCGCAGATTCTGTACGATGGCGAGACGAATTTATATTCGACGAAGAAATGTTTAGGACGAGCGAGAAGGCGCGTTACGAAGCGGCTATGCACGTTAGCAATACAGGCGTGGAGATTGACAAGCAGTGGCATACCCAGCGTGATAAGCGCGTACGTAACAACGTAGATGCATCGCACGTTAAGATGCAGGGCAAGCGTGTACCGCTGAAGGACAAGTTTAAGTTAGTGCCCAGAGGTAGTACACTCTACCCAAAAGGCAGCGGTATACCAGAGCAGGACATCAATTGTAGATGCTGGCTCATGTACAAAACGAAATAGTTTACGAAATAACTTGACAGCATACCTAAATATAGGTGTGCTGTTATTTGATTTATGATACAATAAACAGAGATTACAGTAAGGAGGATGCATAATGAATGTACAGAACAAACTAGAAGCGTCGCCATTAATGTTAGGTGGTAGCCGCTTCGAATCATTACTTAGTTTCGAAAACAAAATTCAATTCTTCGCAGATGGAGAACCGCCTGCCGCACCACCTTTCGTGCCGCCAGCGACACCACCAGCAGGTGAGTTAACACCACCAGCGACACCACCAGCCTTCGGCATGGGAGAGTTTACAAGCTTCTTAGAAGCGAACAAGGACGCACAAACAATTATTGACGCGCGCGTTCAAGAGCGTTTACAAGAACAAAAAGGTGAGTTGGAACAACAGCTACGTCAACAGTTGGAATCGGAGTACGCGGACGGTAAACAAAAGACGCCCGCTGAAATCGAGATCGCTAAGCTGCGTGAAGAAATGCAACGCTCACAACGAGAAGTACAAATCGAAAGAAACCGCTCTGGCTTATTGGCGCAAGTCAATACACTAGGTGTGGAGTTATCTGACGACGAAACAGCAGCAATCACATCATTTTGTTTAGCGGAAGATGCTCAACAAACGAATGAGAAGTTTGGTGCACTGACAAACTTGTTGAAGTCAATGACGGCTAAGCAAGTGGAAAAAGAAGTGGCTGAACGACTACGCGGCATGTCGCACAATCCTGGTGCAGGTGGCGCTAACCCTAGTGGTAAGTCAGGCGTTGCATTACTTGCTGAACAACGTAATAAAGAAGCTGCGGAAGCGGCAAAAATCCCTAGCCTATTCGGCTGATAAGGAGTGGTAAAATGTTTATTAAAAATCATAAGGTTTACACATCGCCAATTAATTTTATCGCAGGTGACAAACTAACTGCGCACACAATGCAAGGTGAAAAAGGTAAGGTATACAAAGCAGGTCAAGTGTACCCAGCTAACGATGCTACAGCAATCGGTATCGTTTACGAAACGGTAGATGCTACCGAGAACGCTTCACCAGTAGCGGTAATGACACATGGTGATGTGTATGAATCACGTTTACCTGAAAAGGTAAGTGAAGAAGCAAAAGCTAAACTTACGCGTATTACTTTCTTAGAGTACAACGCACAGGAGGGTAAATAATTATGCAAACAAGTATTATTGGCGCAGGTAAAATGGCTACGCTTGTAGCGTTAGACATTCAGTTCTTCGCAGGTGAAACGGAGATCCGCTCCGTTAACGATTTACTAAACACATACATCGTGCAATCGTACGTGCAACAACGTACATGGGAGCACAAGACAGGTGAAGCTTTATTCCCTGCAAAGAAAATCCCTGCATGGTCAATCAAATATATTAAAGGTGCTAACAACGCACCAGTAGCCGCTTCAGTGCATGCGTACGATACGGAGGCACAAGTTGGCTCACGTGAAGGTTTCGAAGAAATCGAAATGGAACTTGCGTTAATCAAGCGTAAGATTCAAATCCCAGAGGAGTTAATCATTAAGCTTGCTGACGCACAGCGTACGTCGCCAGAGGAGTTTAGCGAGTTAGTTGCAGAAGTGTTCAACGACATCGACCACATGGTTGAATCGGTGCTGACGAAGGCAGAGGTAATGCGTTACGAAGCGGCAACGACTGGTAAGATTGAACTTAATGAAAATGGTTTCAAAGGTACGATTGACTACATGGTTCCAGCACGTAACCGAGTAGCGTTGAAACCAGAAGAAATGTTTGACAACCCAGACAGCAATCCTATTGAAGTGTTGACACGTTTAAAGCGTGTTGTACCTAACACAATGATTGCTGGTGTAATTACATCAGACCGAATCTTAGCACTCATTCTTGGCAACAAGCATGTGCGTGAAGCGATTTGGGGAGTAGCTGCATCACGAATGGTTACAGAGGTAGAGTTAAACGAGTTC